CCCACGCCCCCGCTACGACTCGAGGTGGCGCGCCCTGTCCGAACAGGCCCGAGCCGCCCAGCCCTGGTGCACCGTGTGCGGCACCGACTCCGACCTGGTGCTCGACCACGTCCTCCCCGGCACCGACGCCGGCGGGCTGATGGTGCTGTGCCGGCGGTGCAACTCCCGCAAGTCCGGCCAGGACCGCCGGCTACGACGACAGGTCGACCGATGGTGACCTCGAGGGCCGGCCGGGTTTTTTTGGACCCCCTCTACGACCCACAGCGTCCCCCCGACAGCCGTGTTTTCCCGCAGTTGCCCGTAGGGGGGGGTCAGATCGGCGTGAATCGTGGCTAACCCGCCGAAGCCGCTCGAGATTCGCCGGAAGAACGGCAACGTCTCGCACCGCCCGCTCCCGGACCTGGTCGAGGTCGGCCCTGCGCCGGCCACGATCCCCGACGCCCCCTCGCACCTGGGCCCATCGGGCCGCAAGGCGTGGAGAACCCTTTGGAACGCGGGCCGCGTCTGGCTCGGCGACTCCGACGCGCTCGCCGTCAAGCTCGCCGCCGAGCAGTCCGACGAGATCGCCAAGCTGCGCGCCCAGGCGTCGCGGATCAAGGCCCCGGGGATGCGCCTCCAGTACCTGTACGCCGTCCAGAAGGCCGAGACGAACTACCTGTCGACCCTGTCCCATCTCGGGTTCACGCCGACCGCCCGCGCCCGCCTCGGCCTGGTCGTCGCCCAGGCCGCCGAGACCGAGTCGAGGCTGTCGCGGTTCACCAGCCGCCGTGCCGGCTGACACCCTCGGCGGCGAGGTCGCCGAGTTCATCGCCGAGTTCGTGCGCCACACCAGGGGGGAGCACGCCGGCGAGCTCGTCGACCTGCGCCCCTGGCAGAACGACATCCTCGACGGCCTGTTCACCCTCGACGACGACGGCTGGTGGAAGCACCGCCACGGCATGGTCATCCTGCCCAGGAAGGCCGGCAAGAGCCTCCTGTTGTCCGGTGTCGCCACGTGGGCGCTGTTCGCGTCCGGCGAGCCCGGCTGCGAGGTCTACTGCGTCGCCGGCTCGAGGGACCAGGCCAGGATCGTGTTCGGCAACGTGCGGGACACCATCGAGGCCGACCCGGAGCTGACCGCCGCCGCAAACGTCTACAAGGACGCCATCGAGGTGCCCGCCACCGGGGCCGTCTGCCGGGTGCTCAGCTCCGACGGCTCCCTGGCGCACGGCCTGTCGCCGGTCGTGTCGGTCGTGGACGAGACCTGGTGCCATCCGACCGCCGACCTGTACGAGGCGCTCCTGTCCGGTTCCGGTGCCCGCCGGCAGTCGATGGTCATCCACATCACGACGGCCGGCTCCGGCGACCGGAACCCGCTGTGGCACCTCACGGAGTACGACCGCCGCGTCGCGTCGGGCGAGGTCGAGGATCCCACCTGGTGGTCATGGTGGCGACCGCCGGCGCACGACGCCGACCCGGCCGACCGCGCCACCTGGGAGGCGCACCCCGCGTACGGCGACTGGATAACCGCCGACTACCTCGACTCGCAGCTCAAGCAGTTGCCCATCGCCGAGTTCAAGCGCCTCCACCTGGCCGCCTGGACGTCGAACCGCGACGTCTGGATCGAACCGCACCAGCTCGAGCTGCTCGGCGACGCCGACCCGCTCACCGCCGACGACGCCCCGATCCTCGCCATCGACGGCTCCTGGTCGTCGGACGCCTCGGCGATAGCGGCCGCCAGCGCCGACGGCCGCATCGAGCTCCTCGAGATCCAGGAGAAGCCCCACGACGCCCCCGACAACTGGCGCATCAACATCCCCGACCTGCTGTCGGGCCTCGTCGAGCACGCCGAGCGGCTGATGCCCAGGGCGATCATGTATGACCGCTACCTGCTCGGCCCCCAGATGCTCGCCCTCGGCGACGAGGGCCTGCCCGTGGTCGAGTTCCCCCAGTCGGCGCGCCGCATGGTGCCGGCCACGAAGCGGTTCGCCGACGAACTGCTCGACGGCAACCTCCGCATCGTCGAGAACGCGAACGCGCCCGCCCTGCGCCGCCATATCGAGAACTGCCGCCTCAAGATCGACCGACTCGGCGCTCGCATCGTCAAGGACCACACCGGCTCCGCCCGGAAGATCGACGCCGCCGTCTGCGCCGTGATGGCCCTCGATGCCGCCAACGAGATCCCCATGCCCGAACCCGAACCGACCCCGAGGATCCACTAATGGCCCTTTTCCGCCGGCGTAACGCCGTCGAGACCCGCGACCCCGACCCGTTCCCGCCGTGGAACCCTCCGATCTGGAACCAGACCCTGACCGGCGTCCAGGTCACCGAGGAGGCCACCCTGGGCCTCGTCACCGTGTACCGCTGCGTCGACCTCATCGCGTCGACCATCGGTTCCCTGTCGGTCCACGTCTACCGCGACGGCGAACGTGTCCGCCCCACCCCGCAGCTGGTCGAGCGCCCCAACTACCTCGAGTCCCGGGTCGACACGTTCTCGGCGCTCATCACGTCGGCGCTGATGCGCGGCAACGGCTTCGCGCTCCTGGGCGACTACGACCGCTTCGGCCACCCGCGACAGATGGTGGTGCTGAACCCGGACGCCGTCCAGGTGCGCGTCAACGCCGACACCGGGGCCGTCTCGTATTCGGTCGGCCAGGACACCTACAGCGCCGACGAGATGCTGCACCTGCGCGGATTCATGCGCCCGGGGCACGTCGTCGGGGCCGGCGTCCTCGACCTGCACAAGCACGCGCTCGGCCTCGCCATCGCCGAGCACGAATACACCGAACGGATCTTCTCGGAGGGCTCGATTCCGTCGGGCGTCATCTCGACCGACGCCGACATCACGCCCGACGCCGCCAACGAGCTCAAGCGCGCCTGGGTCAACTCGCACGGCGGACGCGACCGGACGCCGGCGGTGCTGTCCGGTGGCCTCAAGTATTCGCCGATACAGCTCTCCAACTCCGACCTCGAGCTGCTGTCGGCCAGGAAATGGTCCGCCACCCAGATCGCGGCCATGTTCGGCGTGCCGGCGCACCTCGCCGGCGCACCGTCCGAGTCGAGCCTCACCTACTCGACGACAACCGAGGACGCCCGCGCGTTCGTCCGCTTCGGGCTGCGGCCACACATCGTGCGCCTCGAGCAGGCGCTCACCAGGGCGCTGCCCAGGGGCCAGGCGGCGTCCATCGCGCTGGGCGACTACCTGCAACCAGACCTGCTGACCAGGATGCAAGCCGCCCAGATCGCCGTCGAGGCCGGAATCAAGACGGTCGAGGAAGTGCGAGCCGAGGAAGGGATTACATGACCGAGAACAACACCGACGTGATCGTCCGGGCCCTGTGCCCGGACTCGCTCGAGGTGCGCGACTCCGACGAGGGCCGCCGCGTCTGCGGCATCGCCGCCCCGTTCGGGGCCGCATACGACGCCGGCGACTTCGTCGAGACGTTCGCCCGCGGAGCGTTCGCCAAGACCATCCAGGAGCGGGCCCAGAAAGTGCCGCTCCTCGAGGCGCACCGCCGCGACGCGATGCCGCTGGGCCGCGCCAGCCGCCTCGAGGAGACCAACGACGGCCTCTACGCCGAGTTCCTGGTCTCGCGCACGCAACGCGGCGAGGAGGCCCTCGCGCTGGCCCGCGACGGCGTGATGCACTCGTTCTCGGTCGGCTTCGTCCCGGTCCGCGACGAGCGCCGCAAGACCCGCGACGGCCGGCCCCTCATCGAGCGCCACGAGGTCAAGCTGCACCACGTCGGCCTCATCTCCGAGGTCGCCGCCTACGACGACGCCCGCGTGCTTGCCGTGAGGGCCCATGAATGGGATCCCGACGACGAGGAGTGCGCCCCGCACCTGTCTCTGTGGCGGGCCCGACTCCTCACCCGCTGAATCACCACCGACTGTCGTAGTCGGGTCGTACTCTCCAACCACTGCGCCGCTTCATGCGCCGCCGGTCGTGCCGGCACCCGTGAGCACCCAGTGCCACCTACCAGCACGAACCAGGAGCAAGCCATGAAGCTGCTAACCCAGCTCACGGACGAGCGCGCCGAGATCACCGAGACCATGAACGGGATCTGCGACACCGCCGCCGACGAGCACCGCGACCTCACCGAAACCGAGCGAGCCAACCTGGAGGGCCTCGGCGAACGCGCCGAGGAACTCGACGCGCGCTGCGAGATGCTGCGCGACCACCAGCTGCGGTCCGCCGAAGCCGGCAAGCTGCGCGCGGAGGTCACCACCCCCGCCGACGACGGCACCCCCGACGTCGAGCAGGTCCGAGTCACCTCCGAGCCGCTGACCTACAGCGAGCAGAGCGGCGCGTCGTTCTTCCGCGACGTGTTCGCCAGCCAGCACCGCCACGACCCGGCCGCCCAGGCCCGCATCGCCCGCCACACCGCGGAGATGCAGGTCGAGTACCGCGACGCCGGCACCGGCGCGTTCGCCGGCCTCGTCGTCCCGCAGTACCTGACCGAGCTCGCCGCCGACCTGGCGCGTGCCGGCCGGCCCACCGCGAACGTCTGCAACCGGATGCCGCTGCCCAGCGACGGCATGACCATCAACGTAAGCAGGGTCACCACGGGCTCGAGCACGGCCATCCAGGCCAGCGAGAACAGCGCGGTCTCCGAGACCGACATGGACGACACGCTGCTCACCGTCGACGTCCGCACCGTCGCCGGCCAGCAGGACGTCTCCCGGCAGGCCCTCGAGCGTGGCACCGGCATCGACGCCCTCATCATGGGCGACCTGGCCGCCAGCTACGCCGCGACGCTCGACTCGGGGATCATCTCCGGTGACGGCACGTCGGGCGCGCACCTCGGCATCCTCAACACCACCGGCATCAACTCGGTGACGTACACCGCCGCCACCGCGACCATCGCCGGCCTGTGGCCCAAGATCATCAAGGCCATCGGCGACGTCAACGAGAACCGATTTTTGCCGGCCGATGTCGTCTTACTCCACCCCAGAAGGCTTGCTTGGATCCAGGCGCAGGTGGACGGCAACGACAGGCCGATTTTCGTCCCCACGGCGAACATGCCCTCCAACGCGATGGGGATCGGCGAGGTCGCCGGCTACGGCGCGGTCGTCGGGCAGATCGCCGGGGTCGACGTCGTCACCGACGCGAACATCCCGACGAACCTCGGTTCCGGAACCGACGAGGACCGGATCATCGTGGCCCGCCGCGCCGACCTGGTGCTGTGGGAGCAGGGCGACGGCGCACCGGCGCTCCTCCGCATGGACCAGACCATCGGCGGCAGCCTGACCGTCAAGGTCGTCACCTACGGCTACACCGCGTTCACCGCCGGCCGCTACCCGACCGCCGTGTCGGTCATCTCCGGCACCGGCCTCAACGACACCCTGTAGTCGCCGCTCGTCCTTCCGGGCCCCCCTGGAGGACGCCCCGGCGGTCCCCGACAGGCCATACCACCGCCTGTCGGGGGCCGCCACCGGCCACCGAGGAGAACAGCATGGCAACGAACAGCCTCTGGGAGAAGCAGGCACCCGCGAGGGTCGCCAAGCACGAACCAGCCAAGGCCGCCGCGGCGAAGAAGCCGGCGAAGAAGGCGGCGAAGAAGAAGTAGATGGGCGACTACCTGGCCCTGTCCGACCTCAAGAGCGCTTTGGGGATCACCTCGAGCTCGGACGACACGTTCCTCAACCTCGCCATCGACTCGTGCGAGGAAGCCATCAACGGCTACTGCGGCCGCAAATTCACCCAGGACGGCTCCGCCAGCGCGAAGACGTACCGGGCGCAGCCGTACTACACCGTCACCGACGACATCTCGACCACGTCGGGTCTCGTCGTCAAGACCGACACGTCGGGCGACGGCACGTTCGACCAGACCTGGACGGCCTCCGACTACCAGCTCGAGCCGCTGAACAACCTGGCGGACTCGAGGCCGGTGCGGAACCTGCGCGCCGTCGGCGACTACACGTTCCCCGTCTACGGCGACGGCCTCGTCTCGGTCGAGGTGACCGCCCAGTGGGGATGGCCGGCGATCCCGTCGGCCGTCAAACAGGCGGCGCTGATGCTCGCCAGCCGTTTCTACGGCCGGAAGGCGTCCCCGATGGGCGTCATCGGGGTGGGCGACTTCGGCCCGGTGCGAATCTCGCGCTCGGACCCGGACGTCGCCGCGCTGCTCGCCGACTTCAAGCTGGCCGCGGTGGCCTGATGGCGGACTACTCGGCGATTCGTTCCGCCATCGCCGACCGGCTCGCCACGTCGTCGACGTTCATCCAGGTGGCGGCCACGGCACCGGACTCCGTCTCGCCGCCGGCGGCCATCGTCACCCCCGGCAGCCCCGTCGCCGAGTACCACCAGGCGTTCGGCAACGGCCTCGAGCGGTTCGTGTTCGCCATCACCGTCATCGCCCAACGGTTCGACGACGAGGCCAACCAGACGCTCCTCGACGGCCTCCTGTCGGGCGCGTCGGGCGTCCGGGCGCTCGTCGAGGGCGACCTGACCCTGGGCGGCACCGCGCAGACCTGCCAGGTGACGCAATGCACGTCCTACGGCCTCACGACCATCGCCGAGGTCGACTACCTGGCGACCGAGTTCACCCTGGAGGTGTTCGCATGACCAAGAAGTCCAAGACCGAATACACGGTCGTGGGCAACCACGCCGTCCACGGCCACGAGCCGGGGACCACATTCTCCGCGGACCTCCCGCCGGAGCAACACAAGCAACTCGTCGAGGGCGGCCACCTGGCCGTCACCGGCGGCAAGAGCCAGGAGGACTAACCCATGGCAAAGCTCATCGGCGGCGAGGGCGCGCAGTTGACCGTGAACTCGGTCGACCTCAGCGACCACTGCAGCTCCGCGTCGCTGTCCATCAACGCAGACTCGGTCGAGACGACCGCGTTTGGCGAAACCACCCGCTCGTTCATCGGCGGCCTCGAGTCCGCCACGCTGAACGTCACCTGGCAACAGGACTACGCCGCCTCCGAGGTCGACAGCAGTCTGAACGGCATCGTGGGCACCGTCGTCACGTTCGAGCTGCTGCCGGCGTCCGGGTCCGCCAGCTCCACGAATCCGAAGTACTCCGGGTCCGTGCTGATCACCGACTACACGCCCGTCTCGGCCGAGATCGGCAGTCTGGCGACGTTCTCGAGTTCCTGGCCGACCACCGGGGCCATCACCCGAGCCACGTCGTAGCTGACGAAGGGGGGCAGTCATGGCACTCCTGTCGATGCGGCTGCGTGTCGTCCACGACGGCACCGAACGGGTCGTCACCGCCGGCCCAGCGGTCCTGGTCGCCTTCGAGCGCCACTGGGGCCTCGGCGTCCCGAAGGCGTTCGTCATGCCACTGGACACGAAGGTCGAGCATCTCGCCTGGGTCGCCCACGCGGCCATGCACCGGGAAGCCCAGAACGGCAACGGGCCCGCCGTGAAGCCGTTCGACTCGTGGCTCGACGGCCTCGAGGACGTCACCCACGCCGACAGCGACGAGGACGCCCCGGACCCTTTGGCCTCGAGCTCGGACGGGACTCCCTGACGGTGCAGCTCGCCGCCCTGGCGCTCCGCACCGGCATATCCCCGGCTGAGCTCGCAGACCTCGACTCGGTGATGCTCGCCGCGATGTGGCGAGTCCTCGACCTCCAAGCGAAAGAGGCCCAGCGTGGCAACTAAAGCGCTCGCCGTCGACATGGACGAGGTCGCCGAGTTCGCCAGAGACCTCCGCTTCGTCGACGCCGACGTGAAGAAGGCCGCCAGGAACGCCAACCGCGACATCGCCGAAAAGGTCGTCCAGATGGCGAAGCGGAACTACTGGATGGCGTACCACCCCCGCCAGTACCAGCAGCTCGTCGCCCCGACGATCCGAGCCGTCCAGGGCACCACCCCGAAGATCCGCGTCGGCGGGTCGAAGATCGTGCGCCGGCCCAGGTTCCGCGGCGACCCGTCGGTGAAAGCCGACCAGGTCTGGCCGGCCGTCGAGTTCGGTTCCGACCGGACCGTCGACTCAAGGGGACGCCGCACCGGCCGCAAGGTCGGCCCCCGCAAGAAGACCGGCTACGTCCTGTTCCCCACGATCCGCCAGCTGCAACCGTGGATTCGGGGCGAATACACCCGCGAGATGGAGCGCGTGCTCAAAAGGATCTGACCAATGGCGACACGCACGCTGACCGTAAACCTGGTCGGCCGAACCAAGAACCTCGAGCGGGCGTTCGACCGCACCTCGAGGTCGGCGAACTCGATGGCCGGCGGCATCTCGAAGGCCGTCGGCGGTGCCGGCCGCGCCATGCTCGGCCTCGGCGCAGTGTTCGCCGGCGGCGCGTTCGCCGCGAAGCAGTTCGTGGACGTCGCCGTCGACGTCGAGGAATCCCTGTCGAAGAACACGGTCGTGTTCGGCGATTCCGCCGCCGCCATCGAGAAGTTCGCCAACACCGCCTCCGACGCGCTCGGCATGTCCCGCCGGCAGGCGCTCGAGGCGACCGGCACGTTCGGCACCCTGGCGGCCGCCATGAAACTGCCGCAGTCCCAGGCCGCCGAGATGTCGACCACGATGACCGCCCTCGCTGCCGACATGGCGTCGTTCAACAACGCCTCCCCGGAGGAGACCCTCCTGGCGCTCCAGTCCGGGCTCCGCGGCGAGGCCGAGCCGCTGCGCCGCTTCGGCGTCCTCCTCGACGCCGCCACCCTCAAGCAGGAGGCGCTCGCCCAGGGCCTCATCGAGTCCGACAAGACGGCGCTGACGCCCGTCCAGAAGGCGCTCGCCGCCTACAGCGTCATTCTCGAGCAGACCAAGATCCAGCAGGGCGACTTCGAGCGCACGTCGGACGGCCTGGCGAACAAGCAGCGAATCCTGTCGGCCCGCTTCGAGGACGTGAAGGAGAAGCTCGGCGCGCAGCTCCTGCCCGTGTTCGAAGCCGTCACCGACTGGCTCGTCACCTCCGGCATCCCGCACCTCGAGGACTTCTCCGACACCATCGGCGAAATCTGGACCGGCGAAGACCTCGAGGGCATCGCCGGCGTCGCCTCCGACTTCCGAAACATCATCGCCGGCGTCGTGGAGGACATCCAGGCCGACCTGCCGATGCACGAGTCGCTCGCGGCCCGGATCGGATCCATCTGGGGCAACGTCACCGAACCAATCGCCGAAGGCATCCAGGCCGGCCTCG